GCGCCACCCGCACCCCCGGCACTTGCCGCCGCGCCGCCCTCACCAGCGACGCCGCCAGCCCAGCCGTACACCCCCGCCACCGCAGGCGCGAGCATCAGGGCCGCGGTGATCGCGTCCTTCCAGTTGTTGTCGTCCTGCGCGATCTCGTAGCCAGTGAACCTGCCGGCGCGGTCGTAGTTCGCCAGGTAGTTCGAAATGTCGGAGTTGACGCTGAACTGCAGCGGCGATTGCGACCAGTCCACGCGGTTGGGGTCGAAGTCCCGCGCCGATGCGTCCGGAGATGCGTTGGGGTTGGCCTCGGCATAGCCGGCGTACTGGTAGAAGCCGGCGCCGCTCGGGTCGCTGTACCCGCGGTACATGCCGTTGGCGGCGCCGTCACGCTGCGCCTCCGTCTGCAAGAGGAAGTCCAACAGCTCGGGCGACAGATTCGGCAGCGCGACGTTGAAGTCCTCGCCGCCACCGCGGGCCTGCATGAACGCGGCTTCGAGCGCGTCGATCTGCGCCTGGATCTTGGGGTCGATTGCCATGTCAGCCTCCGAAATACTTGGAACCGGCCATGTAACCGCCCATGGCGCCGAGCCACGGATTGCCCTGCAGCTGCTGTGATGTCTGCCCGCCCAGGCCCGCCATCTGAGAGGCCGGCTGGACGAAGCGCTGCCAGTCGGCGAACGGCTGATCTCGTACTTGTGTGGCCGCTCCGATTCCCTGCTGGTTCCAGTTCGCCATCTGGCCGAGGAAACCGACCTGATCCTGCTGGCCCTGGCGCATGTCCTGCAGGTTGCCGCGGTGGATGCCGAAGTCCAGCGCGTCGGACTGGAGTCCGTAGCCGCGGTCCTGGTTGAACTGCCCGCCGTAGAGGTTCGCGAGAGCCCCCGCGAGCCCCTTCATGCTTTCACCCGTCGCGAGACCTTCAGCCACACCCTGCCGTGATCCGCCGACCGTGCCGGATGCCATCGCGTTGCCTCGAATGCCCGGCATGATGTTGCGCTGCAGGTTGTCGTTGACGTTGCGCGTGATCTCGTTGCCCATCGCGAGCATGTGCGGGTTCTCGGACAGGTAGCGGCCGAGGCCGGCCATGCCGCCTTGCTGCCCCGTCTGGCCCCATTGGCCCGGCCCACCGCTGCGGGGATCGTTGCCGTAGCTCGGGCCGCCTGCAGGCTGCATGTACGGGTTGCGCTGCTGGCCGCCCGGCTGGTTGCTGCCGGGCGACACCATGTAGTCGGGCACGTTGGTGCCGTTCCCCGGGCCGGTGGCGGGCATCGTGGCCGGCGTGGAGCCAGCTGTGGAAGCGCCAGCCCCGGCATACGGGCTGGCTGGCGAATTGGCCGCCTGAGTGGGTGTGCCGCCGATCTGCAGGTACGGATTGCCGCCACCGGCCTGCGAGCCGAAGCCAGTCAAACCCTGCGACTGAGCCCACGGCGCTGCGGCACCGCTGCCGGCGCCGAAGACCTGCTCAGCAACGCCCGTGGAGTACCCGCGCGCCTGCGCGGCGGCGTAGGCCTGCTGCGGATTCGTCTGCGCAAGCTGTGCTTGTCCTTGAATCTGGTTGGTCAGGCCGGGGATGTTCGCACTCAGCCACGCCTGCGCCTGGTCGGCTCCGACACCGCGCGCTGCAGCCACCGCCAGCGGATCGGCGTTGTTCTGCTTCGCGTGGTTGTACCAGGCCCACGGGTCATCGCCGGAGACCTTGTTTTGCTGGAAGTAGCTGTTGATCTGCTCGGGTGAATACTGGGTGTAGGCCATGGCTCTACCTCACGAGAAAGCTTTGTTGAGGACGCACACAAGCGTGTCGTCTGCGGCGTCGTATTGGCACTCGACCACATCGAGCGCGCCGGCCGTCGTGGTCAGCGTCTTGGAGGCACTTGGGAATTTGTACATGCTCCCGAAAGTGAGCGTCCGTGAACCAGTGCCGTCCTGCTTGATGCGGAAGTGCAAGCGTTGCCCGTCCGACAGCTTCGTCGGGTTCGCAAGCGCGCGGTTTCCTGCCAGGGTCACGCGGAAATTGCTGCCGAGCGAGGCATTGACGCTGATCGTGGCGCCGTCCAGCAGCGCCACGGCCTTGCCGTCATTGAGCCGGCGGATCAGGTCTTCGAGCGTGGTGAGCTGGAACATCAGTACGTCCCCATCGGCTCGATGTCGAGATCCATGCTGCGCATGCGCCAGGTCGTTCCACCAACGGTGCGGAGTTTCACAGCGAGGTATCGGCCAGCGGCATCGGTGTCCACCTTCTCATCGGTCCCAACCACGAAGTCCTGCCAGTCGTCCCACGTCGGCTCAGCGTCTGGAACCATCGCAGCGCCCGCGGCAATCTCGACCACGGTCCCGGCTTCGGCCTCGATGCGCGGCCAGACCCCACGGACGTACTTCACCTGTTGCCCATCGTCCAGCGCAATGCCGGTGCGGATTACTTCGGTTGTCATCTCAAGACCTGCGTCCGTGTCCCCGTAGCCCACCAGCGTGATGGCTGGGAGGACGTGGGCGAAGACCAGCTTCTGATCGTTGGGGGATGTCGCAGCGCCGCCCCACGTATCAGTAGCCTCGTCCCATGATCCAGTCTCTTCGTCCCACGTCAGACCCTCCGGGGCCGGCATCTGGCCGCACGCCCCGTGCAAGACGTTCCGAAGCGTCCGGAAGCTCCACACGTTGGACCGCCAGTTCCACACCGCCGCCTTCGTGCATGCCACTCCCGAAGTTGGGTAGCAGATGAAGACCTCGGACTGAGATGGGTTCGCAGTGACAAAGGCCCGCTCGTAGTAGTCGGGGTCCATCTCATCGAAGATGGTGTTCCGTACCAGATCCGTGGCAATGGACTGCGGCGTGCTGCCCTGGTGCAAAACCACATCGCCAGTCGTCAGGCAGACGTGCCCGGCGGGGGTGTCCACCACGCAGTTCCGAGCCAGCAGGCCCTGACTGCCCGGGATGCGCTGGAACGCCATCACCGACTGCCCGCCGACATAGCGCATGATGTGCGCGGATGCTGTCTTGTAGATGATGAAGGAGTCACCCAGCGTCAGGCCGTCCACGATCACGTCACCGCCCTCGATATCGGCATTGCCGGTCTCGCGCGCCGCGTCGGTGATGTCCCACGACGGTGGGACTGCCCCGGTGTCTGCGATGGCTGACCACAGGACACGGGACGGGTAGCGCACGCTGCTTTCGGTCAGGTCCATCGCGATCAGGAAATTCTTGAACGGCCTCATGGCCTTGCAGCGGTGCGTGGAAGGCCAGTTCGTCAGGTCCGCGAAGTCGTTGGAGACGTTGCCCGCCCAAAATTGAGGCACATCGACGCCGTTGTTGATGATCGCGATGCCGTTGAAAATCCCGCCCGTCCAGCGATCCGCGGCGCCGCCGGTGTAGTTCGATGCGCGCCCGATTTCCGTCCTCGTGCCGCCCAGGTCGATGAATGCATCTTGCAGCCCGACGTGGATCAGGCCGAGCTGCGCCCCGTTCCTGAATGGAAGCAGAAAGTACGGCGTGACTGACGGCGCATCTACGAACGCTTCGTTCCCCTCTGAACGCTGGAGAAAGCCGCCTCGAAAGCAGCCGTTCACCACGTCCGTCCACGCGCCCAAAGCCAGTTCCTCCGACAGCGTGTCGGGAACTGCCCCCTGGGCGACGGAGGGGATGCGGACGATCACGGCCAGCCGGCCTCTACGTCAACAGCCAGCGCCGCCGCCACGTCACCGGCTGCATTCACAGCCTGGCGCAGCGTGTTCGCGTGCGCCGAGCAGGCTTGGAGATGGGACGCAAGGGCCGCCTCGAAAGCCTGATACTCGGCTCGCGAGAGGTTCGTCTCCGCCTCATCAACCGAGACGACACGCACGGGGAAGCCGGAAGCGCTGATCCTTGCGGCGTTCGCAAGCACAGCGATCTTTCCGGCCTCGGACGCGTCATACCGCACAGAGAGGTACGGGAAGGTCAGTTCCGCCTGTGCCCTGCGGGCTCGAATCGCCTCGCGCTTGAGCTTCTTGGCGACAGAGAGAACCGGGCGCCTGGAAGCCTCGAATGCGGCTTCTTCCTCGGCGGTCAGTTCGACCACTTCGCTGTTGCGGATGATCGTTGCCATGGTCACGCCTTTCGTGCAAGGAGCTTGACGGTGCCGGTGTTGGCAAAAGCGCCTGAGTCCCAGGAGAGCCGAATGCCATTGACAGAATCAGTCGTGACCCCGAAAGCATCAATGCCACGCCGAGCCGTTGCGTTCTGACCCACCATCCACGAGCGAAGCCAAAGCCTGTTCGCCGATGCCGAGCGGGCGATATGCGCCTGGCCGCTGACGCCAAACCCGCCGCTGCCGGGGAGTAGTGAACTGTTCGCCAACTCGCCCATGACAGGGAAATAGGCCAGCGACCCGTGGTCAGTTGTCGCGGGCGATGCGGAGCCGCCAACCGTCGCGCTTGAGATTGACGAGACGCCCACAACCCATGTGCTTCCTGCGTCAGTTGACAACAGCACTCGAAGCTTTGCGTTCGAACTGGATGCGTGATGGATGTACTCGAAGACGAGAAAGTACTCCGAATAGGCGTTCGAGATCGTCACCCCGCCCGACCCACTCACGAAGTCAATGGCGCTCGGCCCGCCGCTGACGGTCGTGGAAGCCATCTGCACGATCTGCCCAGCCGTATCCGCCAGCAGCGCCGTTTTCCCGGTGAGCTGGTTCAGGTCAGTTTGCGTGCCGGAGACAGCGCCGGTGACGTTCGGGAATGTCGCCTTCACCGCCGACTTGATCAGTCGGATGTGGTTGTCACCCTCGTTGCGCTGATCCCCGCTCGCGGGGTACGTGGCATCGAGCGTGTCGATGTAGGTGGCCGCTTCAACCGTCACTGGTCAGCCCTCAAAAATGGTGGATCGACCGCGGCCCATGTCGGTGCTCAGCATCGCGTCGCCGTCCCAGCCCAGCCCCTTGAACCGGGCCAACGCCTGGTCGTACCGCGACTGCCAGGTGGCGATGCGCTGGTCATTCACGAGCCTCGGTTCTGCGGCCAGCAGCGTCCCGTACAGGTACAGCGAAGGGGCGCGGGTCAGGATGAAGTTCGTGGTGTTGCTCACCGTCAGCGCAGGAATGGCGGCAGCGATCAGAACCTGCACGGTGTAGGCCGCGTCGGCGGTCGGGTAGACCGTCAGGCCCAGCGTACCGGCGGCGGCCGAGGTGCTGACGGCGCAGATGCGCGGAGCCCCGGTGGCTTCCGAGTACGTGGAAGCGCAGCGCTGCAGCTCGCCCATCGTCTTGATGGCAATCGGCGTGTCGTGCTCGACCAGGCGCGCGGAGATCAGGCGCATGGTGTCGGCCGGCAGCGTGAGCGACGAAGCGCCCAGCGCCAGCGCGATCGGCGTCGGCGAGCGCTGCAGGAACGGCATGTCCGCCAGGTCCGCGTTGATCTGCTCTTCTGCGAGCGCGATCAGGTCGGGAATCTCAGCCGTCAGCCGGCTGTTGTGCAGCCAGTTCGGCAGCGCAGCAACCAGGCCGGCGTAGGTGGTCAGGGCCACGGGTTACGCCTTCCGCGGGCGGCCAGGGCCGCGCTTGACGGGCGGCGCAACAGCGGCGTCGGCCGTGTTGCCTGTCACTTGTGGAAGTGGGACAGCGGCGCTCAGCTTCGACGCGCGCGCCTTGCCGTCGTCATCGACCCAGCCAGCGCGGCGCATCGCTTCCACGTCATCCCCGTAACTGACGACGTGGAAGCCGTGCTTGGGGTGCATCATTCGCTTCATGCCGCCTCCAGTGGAGCGGGCGCCCCGAAGGACGCCCGCGGGTCATCAGGACGTGGCAGCAGCCGTCGCCATCGTGCCGGTGCCGATCACCAGGCCCTCGACAAACCACACCGTCGAGCTGATGGCCGTGAAGCGGAGATGACCCCCGACCAGGCCGCCCTTGGTGTCGCCGTCGATGGTCAGCGCAACGTGGGACGTGCCGTCCAGCGTGAACACGTCACCCGACTGGGCAACGGTCGCGTCACCCGCCATGTAGGCGCCCTTCAGGAAGACCGTCGCGGCGTTGGTGATGATCTTGTAGCTGTTCGACGTGCGCGAGACAGACACGCTCACGTCAAACTGCATACCCTCGGACGGGGCAGGGAGCGTCAGCGTCGCGCCGGTCGCCACGCCCAGCAGGACGAGAGCGCCAGATTGCTCTGCGGTCAGCGTGGTGCTCGCGGCGACGGTCACCACCTCGCGGTGGATGCCGGTTGCGACGCAGCCGGACGGGCCGCCGTAGTTCAGGCGTTCGAGATTCGCGGAAAGGCTCATGATTGCTGCTCCGTTTGTGAGTTAGGCCGCGGCGGCGCCGACCAGCCTGGAGGCCCACTCGGGCCGAAGTGCGGCCATCCCGTACAGGATGTCAATTCTCATCAGCAGCTCGTCGTTGCGGATGTCGCTGGCTTGCCAGACGCGCAGAGCCAGGCCGTCCTGCACCCGACGCACGCACTTGTGCGCGTCGTCCATCAGCGGCAGGTCGGCCGTGACGAACTGGAACGCTTCCTTGTGGTACATCAGCGGCACCGGGTAGCTGGTCGATGCGGCCCCCACGAACGTCACCGCCTTGGCGTTGAAGTCGGTGGTCGCCAGGGTGGCGCCTGTGGACGAACACACGTTCTTTCGAGCACCGCTCAGCACCGTAGCCGGCGAAATGGTCGTGGTAGTCGCCCCGATCGCCGTGATGGTGAACTGCTGGAGGTGAGGGTAGGCCGCCTTCGTCTCCGGGTGGCAGGCGTAGATCCCGGCGACCGTGAACACCTGCCCAACCACCTGGTTCGCCACCGGGATCAGGGTGTGCATGTCGATCGTCGTGCCGCCATCGGTCACCAGCGCAGCGGCGTCGGTGTCACCCGTCACGTCGGAGCCGTTGGTCATGGTCCAGACACGCTCGTTTTCGTAGTAGTCCGCCATCGCGGTGCGGGCCACGAGACCTTCGCGGAACTGCTCACTGATCGCGCCGGACGGGTTGAAGTACGCGGCCACGCCGTTGACCAGGCCGCCCATCGTCACGCTGTCCATCTGGATGGCGCGGTTCATGTCCTTCGGTGCAAGGCCCTGGTTCAGCTTCGCCCGGGCGGCGCCGGGGGCCACCAGCGAGGTAATGGCCGTGCCAGCGGTGCCGGCCACGTTGTAGGTGGCCTTGGTCGCGTAGGCGAGGTAGTCAGCCTCGATGCCCGAAACCAGTGTCTTCACCGCCGGCTCGATGTAGCGCTTGCTGATGTCGTCCAGCGACAGGGCCAGCTCGGCAGAGTTGAACCGCATGTCAACGTGGTCCTGAGTCGCCACGGTGATGGTGCCGTTCGTTTCGGCCTGGTCCTGCACGTCCATGACCCGAGAACCCTGGGTGCGGGTGTAGGCGTTGGGCTTGCGGACCCGCAGCGTGCTGCCGATCTTGGCCCCGGTCTTGGCAAACGAGTCGTCGTACTGACGATCGGTCGTCGCGATGAAGGAGCAGGTTTCGTGAGCGACACGCAGCGCTTCGCGCGTGATCATGTCGATGGTTACAAGGCTGTTTGCCATTTCGGTCTCCGGCGCCTCTCGGCGTTAGGAAATTGATGAGGAGCTACCGGCGGCGGCTCCTGCGAAGTTCTGCGTTGCGCCGCTTGTTCCACTCCGCATCCGAGAGACTCGGGTCCGAAAGCGGCTTTTGCACCGATCCGCCCTTGCCCTGAGGCAGACGGGCGGCCGGTTGCGCGGCTGGTTTCTGGTTGACCGCTGGTGCGGTCGCCTTCTTCATGGCTGTCCGGTGCAGCGCAGCGTCACGGAGGATCGTCAGCAGCATCGGGTTGTTCCCGAAGACGTTGACGAGCACTTGCGGCGTCAGGCTGTATTCCTTCGCCACCTCGTTGACTGCGCTCTGTTCGTCCTGCGTCCACTTCGCCACGACCTGCTGCACACGCTGCTTGGCCGTGGTCTCGGCTGCCTGCACGTGCTCGCGCTCGGCGTGCTGCACCTTCCCGGCAACCTCTTGGCGTTGCCGTTCCAGGGTCTGCATCTGCATCCACGCGGCCTGTGCCGTAGCGGGATCCTGGGCGATGGCCTGCTGCCAGTTGATGCCCTGGTACTGCTGCAGCTGGTAGTCCAGCGCGGCGACTGCCGCATGCCCCTGGCGCAAGAGATTCGATGCCTGCTCGCGCTGCGTGAACTGCGCCTCGCGCTCGGCGAATTGCTGCTCGGTAGTGCGACGAAGCTCGGCGACTTCCTGCGTCTTGGCGGTGTAGTCCAGGCCCTTGTCGATGAGCGGACGGAGTGCCTTCGGGATCTGGTGTTTCAGGCCCTCATGCTCGATCTCGTCAAGCTCCGGCACCTGTTCGCCTTCTGCTCCTTCGAGCAGGTCACCATCGGACTGGTCGGCTAGACCTTGGTCCGCATCGGACGATCCGGCGTCGGCCTCATAACCCGACGGGTTCTCGTCTTGGACTCCTGCACCGGCGCTTGCCGGCTGGTTGGTCCCGATGTCTGTGCTCATTGTATGGCTCCTGCTGAAAAAATGCGCAACCGCTCAGCGGTCGAGAAGCGCGAGCAATGCCTTCTGCACGCCGCGAATGGTCTTGATGGCTTCCTGTCGTTCGGACTCGCCCTGCTTCAGGATTTCGGCATCGGCCTTGAGCAGCGACGGCAGGCGTTCCCGCCATGCCTTATGCGCAGCTTCCATGCGCATGCGCTCCTGCTCTGCCGCCTGGGCTTCGGCTTCCTGGCGCTGGGCCGCGTCGGCTTCCATGCGCGCAGCAACAAGCCCGCGCTGGTGCTGGAACACCGCTGCGATGGCGTCGATGACGGCTTGGAGGGACGCGCCCGTGTCCTGCGCCACCTCTGCGGCCACTGGAGCCAGTTCGGCGATGTCCGGGGACGCGCGGCGGGCTTCCTTCTTCGCGGCCGCCTCGATGCGCTTCTGTGCCGGCTTGGGCAAGATCCCGAGGGCTTCGCGCTGCTTGCGCACCCGCTCGGCCATCTGCTCGCGCGTGGGCGGGCTCAGGTAGTCGTGGCGCTTCTTCTTCGGAGCGGCCCAGGCCCAGCCACCGCCGGTCGGTGGAACATCAACCACGGCACCCGCGCCCGAGTGCACCGCCGTGCCAGCCATAGTCGCGGACTCGGCCTGCAGCGCTCCGCTGGTGGCGTGGAGCGTGAGATGCGCGGCAGTCCCTGCGACAGTCGCAGCATCAGCAGCCAGAGCCCCTGACGTCGTGTGCAGGGTCAGGTGAGCGGCTGTTCCCGCGATGGCGGCGTCAGCCGACGCGAGTGCGCCCGTGGTCGCGTGTGTTGCGCCGTCTGCGGTGTACTCGGCATCGCCTGCGATGGTCGCCGCTTCGGATGCGAGTGCGCCCTCTGTCGTGTGGAGCGTGAGGTGCGTTGCCGTGCCGGCGATGACGGCAGCATCCGATGCAAGAGCACCGGAAGTGGCGTGCAGCGTCAGGTGAGCGGCAGTGCCGGCGATCGTTGCTGCGTCGGAGGCGAGAGCGCCTTCTGTGGTGTGGGTCCCGGCTGAAGCCGTGCTGACTGGAACCCAAATCCGGCGCGGCCTGAAGCACGTCGCCCACACAGATTCCAGATGGCTGGCGCGCCGGCACCACTCGTCTGGCATCTGAATGCCATGCAGCGGGATGAACAGCGCCACCGAGTACGGGCCAGCAACGATGGACGATCCGCCACGGCGCACGGCGCAGGCGTTGACGACGTTGAATGTGGTTGCGTCTGGCGTCGTGTCCGAGAGACCGGAAACCGTGTTGAGCTGCTTCCCGTCTGCGAAGTAGACGGCGCGGCCGCTGTCAGATGAGGCGTGCGCCACGCGCCCTTTGACGATCAGGACGTGCCAGTTCGTGTCATCGATTCCGAACGCTGTTGCGTCGGTGTTGAGGAACACGTCACCCGAGGCGTCCACCGCCACCATGCGCGCTGCATTGGCGTTGGTGCTGGAGCCGAACAGCGCGAACTGGGTGTTCCCGGTACTGCCTCCGGTGGCGCCCCACCCGGCAATGCCGCTGCCATTGGTGCCGGCCGTGTTCTTGCGGAACACCGCAATGGCCGTGAAGTCCTTGTCCGTCCCGAAGACAAAAGGCCGACTTGGCGTCGCATACGCGATGTTGTCGCTGCCGTCCCCGACGTAGGCCCACCCCTGCGTCGTGGCCCCAGGAACAAGCCCGCCGCCGTAGGTGATCGGTCGGCCGTCTGTCGTCTGCCCGAACGCACTGCCGAGCAGGACGCTCGATGCGTAGCCGCGGATCTCCGGCGCCAGGTCGAACGAGTCTTGCGGCTGGAAGCGCCGCGGGAAATCGACCGGGATCAGTGCCGTTGTCACGGCGAACTCAGACGGTCGCGCCGATCACGAACGGAGTGATCTTGACGACGCAGTTGGTGCCGCCGTCGTTGTTCATGTTCTGGGCCGTGCCGTTCAGGATGTAGAAGTCCACCTGACGACAGCCGGTCAGGTCGATGGTGATGGTTCGGCGCTGCAACGCGTCAGCGGCGGCAATCACCCACGAGCCAAAGAAGCGACCACCGCCGGGAGCCGTCGTGGCCGGGGCGTCGGTGTCGTCGTCGGTGCCGTCCGTGTCCTTCAGCACGCCATACAGGGCAATGGCCGTCCCAGCGACAGGAGCAGCAGCCCAGTCCGGGGCTTCAAGCATCGCTTCCGCGTGCGTCGCATAGGGCACGGCCGCATCTGTGGTGTTGTCGAACGTCGCCGCGGGCGCGCCGCTGAAGTTGGACGCCGCGATGTCGGTCCCGGTGTTGATGACCGTCTGCGCCGTGCCGAAGATTTGCCTGGTCGGGATGGTCGCCATTACGCCCCCGCCATGATGTTGACGGCCGCTTCAACGGCGGTTTGCAGGTTCGCATCCGTCCCGTTGGTGATCTGGGCGACCGTGAATCCGCGGTTCTGCGCCAGCACCAGCCAGATGATGTTGTTCGCGGCCACCTCGGGCGCTTTCAGGGCCTCGCGCGCCCAGCCCTTGCGCTGCAGGTTGTTCGCCGCCCCGCTGCTCTCCTGGCGGATGGTGTCCGCCGCGATTGCCACAGCGGCCTTCACGCGCGCCAAGAGCGCAGCGTCGGTGCTCAGCGTGTTCAGTTCGGTGTAGGTCGCCATGTCACACCGGCGCCGTGTAGGTGAGCGAAGAGCAGGACACCGTGTCACCAGCACCCACCGTCAGGCCACCGCTCATGTTGATGTCGGAGGCGGATGCGGCGACAGCACAGTGCACGCACACCGTGTCCGCGCTGGTCTGCAGCGTCGCTGTCGCCACGGGGCTCGCGTTGCCGGTCGCGTTGGTGTCGCTGGTGATGGCCGAGTACGTCAGCACCGCCCCCGTGACCGTGCCAGCCGGATCGGAAGCAGTGAGCGTTGCCACGGCAGTGCCAGGCGCCCCGACGTTTCCAGCGAGCCGAAAGACGATCTTGGATGCCGCGCCGCCCGCGTCGATCGCGGTCAGAACTGCAGTGGCGAGGGTGTTCCGCAGGGTCGCGGAGTGGGTGACGCTCATTCCTGCTCCTTCGGCTGCTCAGCGATGCCGGCGGCTTCGCACTGCTCGACCGTGAGGCCCGTGCCGACCAGCTGGTATTCCTCGACCTTGCCGGTTTCCTTGCGGGTGACCTGCACGGTCATGTGCAGCACGGCGGGCTGCGAAGTCAGTTCGTTGGGTTCCATGGCTTCTCCGGCGTCTCTCGACGTTAGGTTTCAGTGGGTGAGCAACAGCCCGTCTTGATCGCGCTGCACCGCCCGCGGCTGCTCCAGGCGCTGCACCATCTGCTCCAAGGCCTGCACGGCCTGCACGACAAGCTGCGCGGCCTGCTCCGTGCGCTGGGCTGCGTCTTGCTGCGTGGCCTGCTGCTGCTGATCGGCCTGTCCTGCGATCGCGGCCATGTCGGGATCGCCCTCGGCACCTGGCATCGCGGGCATCCCGGCCTGCAGGCGCTTCGTGACTTCCCCGTACAGCTTGATGTCCAGCTCTCGCTTCTCAAGCTGCTTGTCGAGCTTCTCGATTTCGGCCTGGATCTGCTGCACCTCAGCCTTCGACTCGGCCTTCTGCAACTGCTGCTGGCAGGCTTGAAGCTCCTGCTGGAGTTGGCCCACCGCCTCCCGGGCTTGAGCGTCCATCTGTTGCATCTGCTGCTGAAGCGCCTGCGCCTGCGGGTTCTCACCTTGGAGCTGAGGTGGCAGCATTGCCTTCAACCTGGCTGCGATCTCGTCGGCGCCAGGCCAGTCGAGGTTTTTCGCGATCAGGTCGCCGATGAGCGGCACAGCATTGGGGAAGGCCCGGACAAACTCGGTCATCTGCGCGGCAGCCTCCTGGCGCTTCGTGGTGAATGACGGCCCGGTCTCCACGGTCAGGTCGTACTTGCCCAGCGTCAGGTCGAAAATCTGCGTGACCTCGGAGCCGTCCGGCATCTTGATCGGGCGCGGCTGCTGGCCTGGCTTGGGTTGACCAAGCTGCACGTTCTGCGGCGTGCCATCGACACCCATTACGCGCACGATCCGGCCCGGCGTGTAGATCTTCGGAATCAGGTCCACCAGGATCCGGCCGGTGTGCCTGATGCATCTGCCCAAGTTGTCGATGAAGTGGAACGTCGACACGTCCCCCTCGCGCTGGCGGGCGCTGATCGCCACACCTGATGTCTCGTTGCTGCGCGCGCCGAGCGATGCGTCATAGATCCCGATGACGCTCTTCATGTTGTCGTTCGCGCCGAGGGCCAATTGCAGCTCCGCGGCGGGCATCCCCGCGTACTGCTGGCGCTGCGGCGGGATCACCGGAAGCCCAGCCTGCTGAAGAACCTTCGCGTCGAATTCCAGATACGGGTGGAGCTCGCTGTTGGCGGTCTTCCACTTCGGATCGGAGAACACGCCCTTCGGCCCGATGAACGGCGCCTTCGGGGACAGTGCGACGTTTTCGGTGGCTGTCGATTGCCAGTAGTTGAACTGCCGCTGTGAGTCCTTCGCGTCGCGGATCAGGCTGCGCAGATGGCGTTTGCCGTTGACCTGCACCTCATCCCCGTAGCAGACGCTGATCGGGATGTACTGGCCCGGCCACTCATCGTGCGTCTCTAGGATCTCGGCGCCGGTGATGATGCGCTGCGTGACTTTCTGGCGCTTCACCGTGCGGCGCTCAACCTCAGCGAATCCAGCGTCGGCCAGCGCCTGAGCCTTCTCGGCTGCCTGCTCGGCGGTGAACACACGTTCGGTGCCGTCGGGCGCCTGAAAGCGGATGATCTCGCCGTCGATCAGATCGCGCGTCCAGTATTCGGCCACGCGCACGTCGTCACCATCGCGCCAGTCTGCGTCGATGTCCGAATAGCCGTCGTCCTCCCACGACACAGGCTTCTTGCCCTTGTACGCGGCGTTGAACGCGTCCAGGCTCATCGTGTCGGTGATGAATGCGACGTTCCAGTCGCCGGTGTCGGCACCCGTGCTTCTGGGATCGCCGTAGACCCGGAACCGGTCGGCGATGCGCTCGATGCTCAGGTCCATCTCGAACGTGTCGCCCGCGGCGTAGTCGAGCCGCACAGCGAGGTAGCCCCAGCCGCCATCGCACGCCTGTTCGAGCGCCGTGTCATAGGCGACATCGGCGTTTGAGGTGTACTCGATGTTGCGGATCAGCCCGCTCATGACGTGCGCTGTGGGCACGTCCGCGGAGTCGTCCGCGGGGCTGATCTTGATCGCGGGGCGGTTCATCCGCCCCTCATTCACGACCTGGCGCAGGAAGGCCGGAAGCTTGTTGATCGTGAGCATGGGGCGGTCTTTGCCCCGGGCCTTGATCGCTTCCTCCGGCCACTGCTCGCCGAGACGAGCAAACCGGATGTCGTCCAGCGCGTCGCGCCGGTTGTCTCGCTCAGCCTCGACCGCTTCGGCGAATGCTTCGCGCGCGGCCTTGAGAATGGCCTCGTCGTCGGTCTTGCCCTCGGCCGCGCCATCAGGTGCGGCTGCTGTCTCTGCCATGGTCTCTCCGGGCGCATCACTGCGTTGCGGACCGCCGCATTATCGCCGGT